GCCGCATATAGATTAGTATATGTTCTTGTTTCCACGTCTGACAGATCGGCCCATCCGTCAATGTTCCATACTGTGCCCTGTGGACTGACATTCTCATTCCACCCTTCTTCAATGAATGGATTGTAGATACCATTGTTCTCGTCTCGAGTTATACCAATCTGTAGTGTGGAGTCGTCTTCAATAACGTCTACGTTGTTGGCAGTGGCGTAGTCATCTTTCTTAAAATAATTAGGATCAGTTACTTCTGTCCTAGTGTAACTGTAGCCACCGTTGTTGCCACCCCAAGCAGCAAAATCAAACTTATAATACTTGTCGTTGGCTATGTCGTGCATGACCAGTTCGCTGGCAACGATGTAGTTACCCACTTGATTGTTTAAGGCCTGACGCCAGGTTGTGTATGACCTAGCGCCTATTCCTGTTAAATCTCCCCATCCATCCGCATTCCACTCTGTGCCTAAAGGACTGAGATAAGTGCTATTATCGTATTCTAGTTCCACTGCACTGTTGTAGATACCTTGATTAACATCTCGTGTCAGTGTTAATCCTGGTCCAATCTCATCAAATATTTGTACTGGTTGATAATCAATGCCAACATTGCCGTAACCTGCTGGACTGTTTGTTGCAACACCCGTAAAGGCAGCATTGGCGACAGTTAATATGCCGCCAGATCCGTTTACTGTGTCTATGGTAAATGTTATACTATCAGTAGCATCGTTGGAGCCGCCAATTTGATAACCGTAGATTTTATAAGTCGTACCTGGTACATAACCTGTACCTGGAGCAACTACTATGACATCGCTTAATATTGGGTATCCAGGGCCTCCTATAATATTAACTTGAACTTGAGCATTGATACCTGTTACAGGTACTGTAACAGTAACTGGTGTGCCTAATATCACGGGTCGTGTAATAAAAGGTTCGTTGGTTAGTTCTAAGTATGGTTGTACTGGACCAGCGGCACCACCTAATACTGAATCACCGTTTGAATCTAAAATGTCTCCACCTGCGGGTAAAGTTAGGCTACCATCTGTGCCAAATGTCCAACTACCGCTTGTATTATGTAAAACAATATCACCCGGGGTACTGATTTCAAATTCATCATCGCTATTGACACCAACATCGCTACCACCTCCCGGACCAGGGAATGTTAGTGTACCATCAGCACCAAGGCTGACAGTATAAGCACCGTTTGTTAATCTATCTGTAGTCACTGAACCAGGAGCATCAGGAACCGGTGATTCATTGGCCTGTCCAGGATTAGTAACCTGTTGAACAATTAACTGGCCGTTATCGTTACTCAGTTTAATATCACCGATGTATACAGAGCCGTTGCTGACGAATATATCTCGCCACTGTTTTGTTGGACTACCTAATGATGAATTTAAATTAATAGTAGGTTCTAAATTCCCTGCAACTTTTAAATCACTTTTTATTTCAACTGCTTGATCTATAATAACATTACTACTGTCATTAGTTGTTATCACATTACCAGTAAAATCAAATGCACCAATAGATGCAGTTTCTTTATCATCCCAGTAGGCAAGGCTGTTCCAGGCAGTAGTACCAGTACCTATTTTAATTTTATTATTGGTCAAGTCAATACCAATCTCACCTTGAGCCAAGGTAGGATTAGTACTAGACCAATTCGCTGCTGTATCTCTTCTTAATTGTATTCTACGTGCCATGTTATGCTCCGCCCCCATCTAAAAGTGTTTCATCGTCATATACTGTGGAGGCTGCTCCTCCGTCGTAGTCCTGTGCTATTAGAATATTTAATTTATTATTTGCATCGTCATATTCTACAGTTGCACCTTCGTGATCACCATTGACTAACATTTGTGCCACATAGTCTTGAGCCAATTCAGTAAGATTACTAGCTCCAACATAGTTATAAAGCTCAGTAAAGTTATCGTTGACTTTACCAAATGCTACTCTAATGGGATCGCCATTACCTTTGTTTGCAGTACCTAAATTTATTATTTTTTGTGTCATTATAGTCTTCCTACTGCTACTTCGATTACACCTGGTTCTAGTGTAGTTTTATCTACAAGCGATTTTCCTATGATTGTTCCAAATGCCGGATTGTCAGCACGACACGCATACCCTGGTGTTGAGGATGTGCATACCATGTCTCCTTTGCTTATAGTTCCGATAAATTTACACGGAACACGACCTGTTAATGCTAACAGTACTTTTGTACCTGGACAATCGCCGTTCATTTGAAAACTTGATGCAGTACTTACTATACCTGCTACTCTAGAATCTGCTAGTGTTGTTGTAGTAGTAATTTCTTTATTTCCACCAAATATTAGTACAGTTCCGGATTCATATTCTTGATCGGCTTCATAGTATTCTGACAAGTCACCGTATGTAGATACAAGAGTACTTCCATCATCTGGTAGGTTAAAATTGCCATGCAGTTCAATAAGTGGTAACGATGAATCACTACCTCCTGTAGCACTTATAAAATGAGCTCCCTCATACTGTTGTCCTGCTGGAGTAAACAGTCTAGTTACCAAAGCAGTTTGTTCGATAGCAGTACCGGAAAAAATAGTAAATGTACCAGTATCCATTACTCGATAAGTATCAAGTTTTAGATATTTTATATCAATACCACCACCACCTTGCATTGTAGTTAACGTAGGTGATCCAGAAGCAGCTTCGGTTTGTATCAGTGCTCCAGCAACCCCTGTAGAGGTTACGCTAGTAGTACTATAGGTTATATCAGTGGGGTCTAAAGGATTAACAGTTTTTTGTAATAGACCGCTACCGCTAAATGCAGTGGCCACACCTTTTTCAACTACAGTCTTCATTGTTACTTCTGAAACAGACGCACTACTACTATTAGAATTTCCTAACACTGAAGTAGCTGCTATATTACCTAAAGATGCTAGACCAGTGGATGTAATGCTTACCCATCCATCGACGACAGTAAAGTTGGCACTGTTAAAACTAGCTATACCTTTAGTAGCTGCTCCAGCTGTGGTTGCTGATGTACTGTTTGATAAACTTAATTTACTTTGTGCAATAGCAGCGTCATTAGCGATTTGAGCGTTGCCAATACTGCCTAAAGACAAGTTTGCTACAATACTGTTTGCAGTACTGTCATACTCAAGATTTAAATCTCCGGTAACAGTAACATTGTGCCATTCTAATCCGCCTGGTACTTGTTTAGATGCCAGTAATTGTGCATCAAGATAAGGTTCATTAATTACAATATCTTGTAGTTCACTTAATTCGTTTTGAAGTGAAAGTTGTGTGTCAACATAGTCTTTATTGACTGCATCTAAAGCGTCAGTGGGATTTAACAAGTTGGTAATTTTATAACCGCCCCAACTAATATTAGATGAAGGTTGATTACTATTATCTAATGCAAGGAACCCTGGACCAATTGGACCAGTAACTGGTGCGCTAGCTTCTGTTAATCCTAATCGTTTATTAACATATCCTACAACTGCACTTTCAGTTGGAACAGTATCAGTGTCAGCATTAGTCATCGAACTGTCGTTACTAAATTCTTTGACTTCGTCACCACGCAGTAATTGTATACCTGCTAGTCTTCCAAGACTGATACTACCGCTAATCTGAACTGTACCTGTTCCTTGATCAACTTTAAAGAATTCACCGACTTTAAAATTACCGTCTTGATCAGTGCTTGAATAGAAAACTCGTCCTTCGCCTTCTTCAACTACCTCGTTAGCTTGAGTTGGTTGATTAACAGGATCGCCATAAATTTGTCTTGGGTAGTTAGTGTCATTAACACCGCCAGTACCGATGTCTAAGAAGTCATGACTAGTTACACGAGTAGTACTAATGTTAACACTGATTTCACCTGTACTGCCTGCCTGCAAGCCAGCTTGGATGCTATAAGCAATGCCGCTGTCGAAGCCGGAATAAAGACCTGCTGCACTAGCAGGACTATAAATTTCAGATATTGTACTAATGCTGATGTACGAAGGGTTGCTTATTACTATTGTACCACCGACGCCACTATAGTTATTATACAAACTAGTGTCTAATGGATTTAGTAAATCAGCATCTTCATATAATTCAAATTCGTCTGCATCTATCACCTTAGCATAGAGTGTCTGTCCATTTAATTGAACCATACCTCCTACGTTGGTAATATAAATTCTAGTACCGTCACTGTAGCCGTGATTGGTATTAGTTCTTATTCTTGTAGGTGATTCTATTTTACCACCAGTTGTGTAAGCACTGTATACAGTGGTATTCGAAGTATCAATACCTAGAGTTAGTCCGCTATCTGAATAAAGTTCAAACGTGTTAGGACCAGTAGATTTTGTATAACCTACAGTATTATTAAGTGCATACATACTGGCTATTGGCAAACCAAAAATTCTAACTCTAGTTCCGTCAGTATAGGTATGCGCCACAGAGGTTGTAATTTCTACCACTGAGCTGTTTGTAATGCCGTTAATTTCTCTTAGAGCCACTGATTTAGTAATTGCTCCAGCTGGGGAATTAATATATTTTACGCTAGCAGGATCATTTGCAGCTTGAGTTACACTGTCAATTCTATGTATTTTACCGTACCAGCCAAATGCATAATTACCGGAGTTAAGTTTATCAAGAAGTGTTTGAGAAGGACTTTCTCCTATATTAACTGCTATCTTAGTGTCACTAGATTGAGAACCTAATTTTTTACTTGCATTAGTTGGATCTACAACTGCAAGATTATTATAATCTAATGCTAGACTTACATAAGAATATGCTTCTCTAACTGTAACAGAAGTTTGTGTTAAATCTGACCACAATCCTCCATTGCCTGGACTTGATGTGCTAAATGCAATTGTTCTAAGAGTTTGATCTGTTTGATTGTCAAATACAAGTGCAGTAGAAGGTCTTGTAGGAGAAACTTCAGTTACACCAGTTAAACTAAATTGTGTTTGTGCTCTAATAATAATAGTTTGATTATTGTTTACATCGTCAAACAGTCCACTACTAGCACCTGCAATAATACTTGCTGCTAGATTTACTTTTAGAATTTCGGGCCCAGCACTAGCACTGCCGCCTGTACCGTCAAGATATCCTGTACCATCAATGCTGTAATCGCTCTTTAATGTTCTTTGTGAATAAAGATCAAATTGTGTTGCGTTGATATATTTTACATAATACGATCGGTCGTTAATTTGAATCATAGAGCTTACGCCGCTAATATTAACGAGCCAACCTGAACTAAAACCGTGCGGTGTTGTAGTTGTTATTCTAACAGGATTAGTATTATCCGCAGTTAAAATTGTTATTGGACCAACTTGATCTGCTGCGGCAATTTCGCCAGTTCCACTGGCACTACTAATAGTATATTTTACTATACCAATACTTGAACCATGATCAATTTCAACTTCTGATTGATTAAACGGAACATAAGAATAATTTCTAATATAAAATAAAGTATCACTTATGTCACCGTCAGTTAATAAACCTGACTTATAAACTCTAGCAACCTGCACAAAAGATTGTGCTAATGCTACAACATCAGGAACTTCATTAGGATCTCTTCCTCGAGCAACAAGCGCATAAACGCCATTACAGTTAGATCCAGCAACTGAACGAATTTGTCCGCCATTCTCAGACAGATATGAAATTTGATTATAATAACAGAAAGTACTTACTTGTTCAGTGTATCCATTATTGGTTGCAACAATACCATAGCCTAGATCGTTAACTTGAGTAAAGTCATTAGCCAACATACTACGATATCCTGCTGTTTCTATAATGACTCTAATACCTCCTGGCAGTAGTGGACTTAATAATCCAAATGTTGGATTTTCAACCCAGGGTGTAGTGTCATCAAGAACTACGAACGCTGTATTAGAGCTATATCTAATTACAGCATTGATTTGATATCGAAATCCGTTATAAAAGAAACTGGTAGGTGAATTAATATTCCGAGGTAATCCACTAAGTCCAATTCTAAAAGGTCCAGTGAATGATCCTGACAACGTAACAGTAGCACCAAGACGTCCAGTAAATCCGTCAATATATTGTCCGCCTGCAAATCTATGAGTATGAGTACTTTGACTAAAACTGGTAGCAGTTTGACAGTATGGTGACTTGTGTAAGATTTGACCCTCAGGATCAAGTACCATCATAAATCCACCGTGACCCTGTGCTGTGACGTTTCTTATAATAGTTGCATCATTCATTAAGAAAACATCGATCAGTTTGTTGTTTAGAGCCGGATTAGTGTTTGATAGAGCTAATCGAGGATCAGTCAGATAATGGTACCCATATTCAATAAATGCTTTGACGTAACCAGTACTTGGAGTGTACACACCGTACGCTGTACTGTCTACTCGACTAGTACTGATCAATTTTTCTGCATCGTGCAATTCAAACTGAGTAGTCCCTAGGGTGCTTGCCTTGGCATAATAAGTATTTCCATTTAACTGAGTCATTCCTCCAACGTCAGCGAATGTTATTCTATCTCCATCTTTTAAATTATGAGCCGATCCAGTAGTAACAATAGTACTGGTACCTTTAGTGATAGCTGATATACTAATTGCACATGTAGCACCTAAAGTGTTTAACGGTTCTGGTATTAAAGTATGAATACCACTGTTTAATCCAGTTAAATCAAATGCAGTACCTTCAGGAGTGTCAGATAATTTAAAAGTTAGTCCAACTACATCTCTAACGTAAAGAACTTTAGTTAGTGTAATACCTGCACTAGTAACTGCGTCTGTTGTTAATGGGGTTGGTAATGATCCGGTACTTCTTATTCGTATTCCAACCCCTGCTTTGATTGCAGTAATCGCAGTCAGTCTATCTGTAGTTAAATTTATAGTAACAGGCTGAATATCGTAACCTGATCTAGTTAATACATTGTCAATACCATCGTGTTCGATGTTTCTTCGGAAGAATATTCCTCTCCAAGGACTTTGACTTGGTCTATCTTTAGGACGAATAAGCACTCGTCTAAATTCGTCTCCTTTTAGAGAAACGTTAGCTGGAATTCTTATTGGATAATCTTCTTCATAAGATCCACTCTCAACTCTAATAGTGATCTCTGATTGATTGATACTTTCTGCATATTCAAGTGTCTCACCTACTTCAAATTCAATTGGCTGTAGTAATTGTACTTCAATTAAATCATCAATTCCGGGATCGTAGTCTGCTGTATAACTAACAATCTTACCTGTAGCACCTGACGTTTGACCTCTTAATATTTTGCCTGCAATAATATCTCTGTTTGCAGCAATACCTTGATCTACGCTAGAGTTACCGCCGTTTGAAAATTGAACAAGATATGTTCCGTTACCTGTGTCAACAGTAGGAGCAGCACTTAGTCCTGTATTTAAAATATCAATAATATCATTGAACTGCTCGCTTACATTATTTCTAATTGAGCTGTTAGGGATGGCGAAACCTAGATCACTTGGATACTGAATTGCTACTACGCCTTGTAAAGGTTCGTAACTTAAAGTTTCGCTTAAGATAACATTTGCTACTGTTTGTGCGTATGCGATACCAGCTGCGGTTTCTTCTAATTGAGTTGAACTTGCAAATCTAGCACTAGCGTTTCGGCGATAGCTTAACCCTGCATTAACTGTCTGATAATTTCCGCCAATACGTAGATCTAAAAGAATAGCCTGTACAATTAACCCTACATCTCTTTCGCACAACTCTTCATTATAAACTAGATCTTGATATTCAGTGTTTATATGTTCTATAACTTCTTTTTGAATGAATTCAATATTGCTATACAAAATATCACTGGCTTCAATATATCCTAAACTTTGTGTAGTGGTTAAACTAACTGTACTAATAATTGAAGATATAGCAACGTCGTTATTTGTATAGGTAATTGTTTGCTTATACGGTCCTGGTCTCGCTCGATTGTAATATATAACTTCTTCCGCTTTTTGTGCAGCTCTGTTTACTGTTCCAAATGCGTAAGCAAATGCTCGACCTTCTTTACCTTCTGGATAAGGAGGATCAGGATCATCCTGTCCACTGGTTGCTACAAATAAATTTGTTGCACTACTAAAACTAGAATTGTCAACATAAAGTTTAGTAGCTGCTTGTAAATCATCATCGCCGTTAATAATACCAACACCTGCAAGTGTCCCAGGATGATCTGATAGTGTTAAAACGCCGGTCATAGTATCGCCAGCTTTTTTAACTACTTCGCTAACTCTTGGAACTTGTGTTCCTGATGCCCCGGCTGGCACATTTAATGCACCAGTCATAGTATCGCCAGCAACATTTATATACCTTGAATCTGCATATCCTCTGTTGATGACTAAACTATCAGCAGTAATATTTGTTCCGTGAGTAGCATTAAAACTAATGACTGCATTATTAATAGCAGTAATATCGTTAAAATCTACTGTATTAGCTACACCTTGAAGATTAGCATTTAAAGGACCGCCTAATGTTGGACTAGGATCACTAGATACTTCACTAGAAGTAGAACTGATAATAATTTCGCCATCTTCATTTTCGTAATCTATGGCTATACCAGTTCCTTCAACTAAAGAACGCATTTCAATAAAGTCGCCTTCGGCTGAACTCATTGGAATTTTGTAACTGCCTAATTCGTCAGGAACATCATCTAGATCTGTAAAACTGATAGTATCGCCTTGATTAAAAATAGCATAGAGTTCTACAAAGTTTTCGTTTACTTTTCGAAAACTTTCTCTAATACTATCCCCAGTTCCGTCGTTCCCTTGGACTCCAATATCAATTACTCTTCTTGCCATTTTTTATTATACTCCGATATTATCGTAGAACTCTTCGTCAACGGAAAAACTGCTGCCGCATCCACAGGTAGTTTTAGCGTCAGGATTTTTAACTGTAAACTGACTTCCTGTGATATCTTCTACGTAGTTTATTTCAGCGTTTTGCAAATACTGACTACTCATACTGTCAATAATTACTTTTACACCGTTAAATGTAAAATCAAAATCATCTTCGTTCTGTTCTTCATCGAATGTGAATCCGTATTGGAATCCTGAACAGCCGCCGCCTTGCACAAAGACCCGCAGTTTTAAATCAGGATTTCCTTCTTCTTCTATTAATTCTTTAATTTTTTCAATAGCACTATTGCTAAGATTAACCATTTTTTAATCTCCGTTGTCATTATTTATAGGAAAATTTTATAATCCGAATGTAAATACTTAATGTTTTTAACACTTGAGACTGAAGAAAAATCCTTTACAAGAGTCAGTAAACTTGGAGCATCCCATCAATACATTCGTAAAAAAACTATTGTAGTTCTAAGATGTGACAATTGTAAAACTATTTTTAAGAGAGACAAGGGAAAGTTAGATCCGCGACGATTGAACAACAATTTTTTTCATTGTTGTTCAATCTGTGATACAAAAAAGTTTGCTCAAAGAAAAGCAGTTGAGCGTAGAACAGTGTGGGACATGCCAGCTAGCAGCATGAAGGACATCAGTGAACTCTAGCGGAAACAATTTCCCAGTTAATAATTTTCCATTGATTAGCTAGATATTTTTTCTTGTCGCTGCCGTAATCCAAGAACCAAGCATGTTCCCACCAATCAATTAACAGTACAATATCACTACGTGTTTGATGGTTCGGTATGCTTTTAATTTTGCCGTTCTTAGCTAAGTAAATCCAATTTGATCCTTGTAGCTTCATAGCTTCAACTTCAAATTTTTCTACAAAGTTATTAAAGCTTTTAAAATGTTTTTCAATAAATTCTAAAATTGCACCAGTTGGACTATTACTGCTTTCTGGTTTTTTGTATTGTGCAAATAAAATATTGTGCAAATAGGCGCCCGCTTCGTTAAAATCGGGGTCTCCTTCTCCTGCATTATAACGGTCTACATATCCTTTGGCTAATTTACCGTAGTGTACATCTAGTGTTTCTTTACTAATTGACGGGTCTAGATCAGTACGGCTGTAGGGTAAATCATAGAGTTCTAGTGTTTTTGGTTCATTTGTACTTTCTACAAGTGCCCATTTGATAAAATTGTATGTCATGGAATATTTATAACTAAATATTTTCCTAAGGAGATTTTTATGGAAATCATTATCGCTATTATAGCTTTGGCTATTATCGTTTATGTTGGGTACCATATGCTAAACAAAGAAAGTTCAGATGGTAAGCACCCACTAGATGCTGCTACGCAAGCACCTTACAAGATTGAAACTCCCTCTAAAACAACTAAAGCAGACGGAATTGGACACGAAAGTGTACCTGTTCAACCTGTTATTTCTAATGTATTAGATGTAAACGGAGACGGAAAAGTAAATCTAGAAGATGCTAAAGAAGCAGTAAAGAAAACTACAAAGAAAGCCAAAGAAGTAACAAAGGCAGTTACTGAAAAAGTCAAAACGTCCCGAGGTCGTAAACCCAAGGCACAATAAAAAAGGGCTCTTCGGAGCCCTTTTATTTTATCAAACTATGCTCATATAGTTTAAAACTGGCTAAGTTCTTAGCCTTCGATTCACACATAATATCAAATTGATCATTAAAAGTTAATGCCCAATCATTTACAGGCGTGTTCCAATAAAAATCACTATGTGCTCTAAGCTTGGCTTTTTTGTAACCAGACTCTAGTAAAGATTGATAGTCCGGAAGAGTGTTTGAACAATGTCCGGCCAAGACGTCTTCTCTTGAGATGGAGTAATGCATAGTAGGACGAACACCGCGCCAGCTGTCAATGACCCGTGTAACTCGGGCGTCGCTAGGATCCAAATACTCCCCTTCGCGAACCCAATGATGATGAATATCAAGAACAGTAGGTATAAGATCGCTAAGACTGAGACAATCATCTAAACCCCACGAGTTTTCTTCGTTTTCGACGGTAATGCAATTTCTTGCTTCGGTGCTGAGTTTTTTGTAGGCACTGCGGATACCTTCTGGACCGGCTCTACCCGCAATGTGGACATTGATTTTAAAGTCTTGGAATTGTATACCGAACCCCATCCAACGGGCCATATCTGCATGATATTCAAACTCCTCTATAGAACGCTGAACAATATTTTCATTGTCAGATGCCAAAACAGTAAATTGCCCAGGATGAAAACTGAGACGAACGTTACGAGCTCTAGCCAAATCGCCCACTTGTTTAAAATGTGTTTCGGCGTATGATCGTACATCAGCTTGACGCCAAAACCAGCTCCAACTAGACTCAGTATATACGGGAAGAAGATCACTGCTGATACGTACCATCCTAAGTGGTTCATCTAGATTACCTACTCTTTCTACTAGTTTACGGGTTGATTCAATATTCTGTTCCATCAATGACCAGAGCTTTGCCACTGCTACATCTTTAGTTTGACGATTAAGCCAAGCTACGGTTGTAGCACCAGTATTATATTTTTTACACTCGTCTTTTGGTTTGATGCCTTCCACTTGGTGCGGAAAGTCGATCCATTTGCAAGCGAAACCTATACGTTTAGTCATGATGTATTATAATACTTTTATCGCCAGTTGTCAATGATTATTGGATCTTTTACTTCGCTAGGTTTAGGATCACCGTGAAACACTAATATTGAAGTTTCGTAATCAACTTTTGGATTCTTTACTGTAGAGAATCTTCTTCCAGAATTTACACCTACTAGTTCACTTTTAGATCTTACTTCCCATTTATAACTCTGTATCCATTGATCAGGCCAAAAACTAAAGTTCTTGGTAATTTGATTATAAATCCAATCCTGATCTCCGTGCATTTTTTTAACAGGGGAGTAGTCAGAAATTAAATTATTCCATACGTGTGCATGTTGGCCTTTTTCTAATCTAAACACAGAGCTGTTAAATTTGTGCCAGTGCTTAACTCTACTTCTTGCAAAGTCTCGTATTATGCAAAACTTTTCAGGTTCGTAAGTCCATAAGTAATCAAAATTCCTAACAATTACTAGATCCAAATCTAAAAATAATATAGTTCCATCTATTGGAATTTCTGTTGAAAATACATAAGGCTTGTACCACCATCCACTTAACTTATTATCTTGAGGTAAAGGAATAATTTTTATATTTGGATCAAGCCCATGTGCGTTTTCTGTAATGCAGGCAAAATTAAAAGGCATCGTAGAATGCCTTTTAGTCATACTGTATAATTTGTTTACGTATTCAGAAGAATACTTTGTGCCATGTTTTAGGCAAACTACCCATCTTTGTGTCATTTACTTTTGGAATAATCTTCTAAAATTTGTTTTATTAGCTCTGTATCGTATGAATAAAATTTAGATTTTATCCAAGTCCAATCTACTAAACTTATAACTAAAAAAACTAGTACAAGTAACAACAAGGTAAACATGTTATCCTTCGTATATTGCTGAGTTACCAGCGTGTTCGAATACTTCTGCTGAACGTAATTTAACACCTTGCCCTACAGGATATCGTGCTTCAAATACACGACCATCTGGATGTGTCCATCCTCTGCCTTCCCTATAAGCTTCTAGTATTTCATTCATGGTACGATACGTTAATTCAGCAAACTTTTCGCAACCAACGGCTTCTACTAGTCTTAAATCACAGACACCGCCGTCTGCTTGTTTGCCTAGTTTAGCCATTTGTTTAAAAAGTTCCAGGTGAGGATCATCTAATGCTACACAAAGTGTATGATCAAATTGCCACTCACTCCATTCTTTGAACGCTTTGAGTCCGCCAAAGTCCATGACCCAATTACGATCGTCTAGTGTCTCTGATTCAAAAATTAGTTTGATACCAATCGAGTATCCGTGTAGTAATGCGCAATGACTATGAGTGCTACGCCATTGCCTAAAACAACAACTTAATCCTCTGTCAGTGCCATATGTTTTTGTTGAATAATATTTTGCCATTGATATCTCCTTAAAGTTAGCAATGGCATGCAGAATATTTAAAGAGGGTTGAATGCCTAAGTCCTCTGTACATACTTATCTATCATGCTACTTTAAGCAAAATAGTTTCTTCATTTAGTCGACCGTTTAATTTTGTATCGGTTGCTTTGATGTCTTCTAAAAACTTACGTAGTGCAACTTTACCTGCTGCCTTAAATTCTTTGAGTTGTTCAACAGGTTTACGTAGAGTTTTTTGAATGCTGTTAGCTTCACTAAATCCTGTAATACTAGCACCTTTGACACCAAGTTCGTTAAAGTCGGCAGCTACATATTTGCCTAATTTACGAGTTTTAGTATTGTAGATCCACAATTCTTTTGAACCAAGAATGTCTGCAGGATTAATACTGACTAATTTTAAAGGCTCGTCGGTCTTTTTATATTTGAGTTTAGCAACAATCTTGTCAGCAGGTACTACTTTCTTAGCACGTGGCTTACGATTGATTTTACTTTCCTGCATGAGCATGGTGCAAGCAGAATTCACTTCTGTGTAAAAATCAATTAACTTGCGGATCTGTTTTTTACTGCGATGGCTGTACGCTTCACGTAACTGTTCGTCAGCTTGTCCACTAGCTAATTCTTCTAGTTCTGCTAAGTCTTTAGCATACTGGTCTCGAATAACGCGAGCATGAGCTGCCTTAGCATCTTTGCCTTTTAGTAAGTTAAGAACCTTAAAAGCCTTTGGCTCAAAAGATTCAGCGTCGGATTGCCAACTTTCGATAGCATTTTCGATATCTTCAGTCATTGACAGGGCAACTTCGCGTAGTCTGTCTTGAATACTAGGTTGTACAGTTGTAGTTTTAGCAACATCGTCTGTTACTTCTTCGATGTCGTACTTACCTTCACCTATAACTTTGTTAACTTGGGCTAACAACCAATCCGCAGTGTTTCTGCCGTTGTTAAAATCAGCTCGCTGTTCGGGCATACCCTTCAACAAGCAAGAAGCAATAGTGCCCATGGTAAGATGACTGCGCCAGTCTTTAGTACGCTTAAACGACGCTATAATGCTTTTGTCCACGCCTTTTTGCGTTAACCATTTAATAACTTGAGGCTTCAGTTCTTTGCCACCGTATTCAGAACGGTAGTACAAAGAACTGTTATGAAAATGTGCATAAAACTTGTCAATAGACCAAGCTTCGCTACCTTCCCAATTTGGGCTAGTATCACGTTTGGATTTGGAAGTTGTGGATTTTACAACAACTTTTTTAGCTTTGACGCGAGCCATAATCACTCCTGTTTGTTAATTATGAGTAATTATAGCACAGTTGGGTCTTTCTTGTCAACCGGTTCTTTTGGATATTCAGTCGGGTGCATTATAGTATTACGCAGCCATTTGGCTATGCCCATAGGCATATAAAAACGCATAATAAGATTGTTTATGATTATTATCCCAGCGATAATAATAATAAGGCCAAGTGTTAGTAAAAAAGCACTATTAACAAAATTAATGGCAGATATTACTGTAGAGTAGTCGTTCATATTACAATTTAAGAAGCCCGGACTAGGTCCGGGCGGTGGATAAAATTACTTCTTTTTAGGTTCTTCTTTTGGTGCAACTGGTTTTTCAATTTTTGGCATTTCTTTAGGTTGCTTTTTGCATTCAGTTTTGTCTGCATTTTTAGCATCCTTACAGTCAATTTTTGCTGATTTTGGTACACGAACTTCGTAGGTCTTGCCATCAACCTTTACATTTTTTTCTTCGGCTGCTGTTGCCAAGCTCATTGCTGAGGCTAATACTAGTGCTGTGATTAATTTCATAGCGGTCTCCTTTGTTGAATATTTATTAAGTCCAAAGACTTTCACGAATTTTAATAAGACGAATCATCATTTCTTCATCTTCTTTGTTATATGCTGCTTCAATTTCTTGACTCTTATCTAATGCAGTTCTACACATTTCAGCTTCTTCTGGTGTCTTATCTTCCATGTCTAAGAGATAGTAACCTCGTTCACGACGCTTTTCGCAGTAGGCACTCCATCCACTAGCATCATACATGTCTGGACGTTTTGGATAAACTTCCTTCCACCAAGTATACAGCTCAAAAAGCTCTCGAGCAGCCTTAGCTTGATATGTAGGCTCGGCTTTGTGCTTTTCACTATCCTCAAGAAACTCCGCGGTAGTTAGTTCCATTTCCCATTTTAAATGGGCAATGCCTGCTTCTGGACAGCGCCATTGACGGAACCATCGACGCCACCAAGGGTATCCAAAGGTCTTACGTGCATCGTCGTCCCAAACACAATGTGTCCACGCTTTTTCTATCTCAATAAAATCCACCAAGCTGTTAAATAGACAAGGAAGAAAACGATTGCCAACGTCCGACCATTGTCCTGGTTTGATATCTCTAGGATGTGCCGTGAGGCGATGGCTATGAGAGACCCAACGATTATTAACATAATATCGTACATCATTAATCCTTTCCGGAATCCAGCACCAAACGTCTTGAATATGGTCTAGGCCTTCTTCGGCGATCCACCAACGAACAGGATACTTAGCCTTAGCAGCCTTTTCCCATTCATGCCACTCTTTGCCAGTGCCGCACTTTAGTTTAGTGGTGCCGCGAATCCAATCTGCAAATTTACTACAAGTCCAATAATTTCTCATTCGTTTTTACTTCCAAAAAGTTGTAACAAGTTAAGGAATATGTTAATGAAATTTAAGTACAAAGTCAATGCTCCTGCTACCTCAGCATTACCATTATTATCATAGCTAACCATTTCACGGATACGTTGTGTATCATATGCAGTTAGTCCCAAAAAGATTATGATAGCCAACGCACTGATCACAGTGGTCATTACACTACTACCTACAAAAATATTAACAATGCTAGCGATACAGATAGCAATTAGTCCTACAATCAAAAATTGTCCGAAACTTTCTAAACTACGTTTTGTAAAATAACCATAAAAGGTCATACAACCGAAAAGTATAGCTGCGCTCATAAATGACATAACAATACTAGCACCGGTGTAGACGACAAAAATAGCACTGAAACTTAGTCCCATTAATACAGAAAATACCCACAATAACATTGTGGCTGTATCTTTACTAAGGTCTTCCATTTTAAAACTAAAAAATAAAATGAATCCAATGGGCGCCAACATAATCAACCATTTTAATGGCGTTCCGAAAAACAATGCCATCATCATGGGTGTATTGCCTACTATGAAACTAGTAACCATACTAATCAAAACAGCTATCATCATATTTTGATAAACACGTATCATTGCTGAATTAATTTCACCAGCAGTTCTATAACTTGTAACAAACATTTTTATCTCCTTAATCTTTTGGTATTTGATGAAACCGACTCAAAAAACTTTCTTTATAACAGCTAAACTCTTTCGACTCTTCTGTTTCTTTATCGATCATACGATAATAAATCCAATCATTACCTTCAATATGTGTTTCACTTATAACTTGAAAGTGTACGCCATTTACACTAGTCCATACACTTCCTATTTCAATTCGTTCACTCATTAAATTTTTTCTCCTATTTCAAATCCTCTAAAATGCAAGAATCTTGGAAATCTTAAACTATAACTGCCATCTTGATTTTGTGTCACAGCGTCTGCTCTTACTTCAACAATCTTTCCAAAAAGAGAACTCCGTGAATTCCAAAAAGTATCGCGATCAGAGTCGCTAAAACCGGAACCAACGTTAACCCTGATGAGCCTAGCGTCGTCATCACCCTCACAGACAAGAGCACCAAGCCGTCCCACATTCCTTCCAGTACCTTCTTCGACATCTTTAATCTCCAATGAAACTTCAATAAATGGTTTTAATTTTAACCAACTTACACTACGCTTACATTCATAAGGAGCTTCTGGATCCTTAATCATAATACCTTCATAGCCTCCGTCTACAGCTCGTTGATTAATTTCTCGAAATTTTGCTTGTCCTTCCTCTGTATCTAAGTCTACTAATTCTTGTCCAACTATAGTTACATTGGCACATTGATTGCCGTAATGTTCATACCAATTTTTCAATTGATCGCTACGTTGTATTTGTGTAGTATCACTCTTGCCTGCTTCGAATTCTTCTAATGTAAGATAATCAAACAAGTTAAGTACAGCATCACCGGCAGCTACGTTATCTTTACGATGTACCTGCTTCATTAAATCTTGGAATGAGCTCGACATCACTTCGCCATCAAATACCACAGGATGAGAAAAACATCCAAGTTTAGCAATAGCAGTGAATTGATTTTTAATGTGTTCAAAATTTACAAGCTCTTTACCATTTCGGCTAAACTGAAGAACACGACCGTCTGGCCAAGCAATAGTAATAACACGCACACCATCCAACTTGACTTCAACAAGTTTTTTGCCTGCCAACTTTCCTTCATGATTAGCACTATCGTGAGCAAGCTGGCAAGCGAAAGTAGGTACAATGTAATCTGCATTAATCTTCTCCACAACCTTGTTAATAGTTTTATCGCTTACACCACAGCGCAAGTCCTTGATTAGAATACGACGATACCAATCATTCCATTCATTTTTCTTAGCAATAGCAAGACACAGTTCGATAGCAGTTTTAGCATCATTTCCTGTTAGTTCTCGCTTGGCTAATTTATCTGCCAAGTCTTCAAATACAGTCCACGGAAGTCCTTGACCATCCGGACCACTATGTGTTGGAACTTTTTTAACACCAAAAGTAATCATAGGATCTAGTGCTAGACGAACACCTTTGAAGAACTCGTCATTCTTCCATTCGGCCTGTGCCAAAATGATAGCCTCTTTGTCTAAACGGCTGTTATGATTTTCTAGACTGCGTATAACTGAATCGCAAGGATCGGACATGATTATTGATTGTGAATTGATAGTGTAGTGATTATACTATATTTGTTTCAGTATGTCAAGTAGTCTGATGTCTTAAATGGCCTACCAATTTCGGCATAAGGAAGATAAAACATTACTTTTCTTTTAAGACGTTTCATTACAGGATGATCGTGTCCAAAGGTTCGTAAGTATCTTAGATAACCACTTCTACGATGACGATTGGCGTGATTGCTGTCCATATATTTTTCAATCAGTTTTTTATTAGAACCAAATCGATCATGCATTTCGCAGGCAATGTTAAAAGCATAAGCACCGATTTCATCCGGATGTCCATAATAATTTTGATTCTTTCTTAATTTGGCACTATATGCTGTACTTTCGTATCCGGGAAGAACTTTAAAATTTCTTGTTCTATACTGTCGCATGTGAATGATTTCGTGTAACACAGTGTCAGCAAATACTTCACACATTCGTTTCCAACGTCTTTCCGAAATAGTAAGATATTGATCCCACATAAAATAACAAAAAACTATTTCGATAAATCTATCTTTATTCTGCTCATCTTCGCCGCCATAATAGCAGCCACCGATGTAGATAATTCCGTCTTCTTGATCAGCACCGCGTAATAATTTAGTACGTATTGGAAGATGTTCTTTGACTTGCTTTGAAAGGATTTTATGAATTTCTTCAATATAGAGTTTCTTCCCGACAATGTATTTTCGGGCGCCATTTAGAATACTATATAAAGTGTGTCGATCCAGTGCGGACCAATCAAATACTTCTCGGGCCATAGTCTGCTCCTACACATATTTATAGCAGACTACGTTACCCGATTATATACGCATATTATCTTTTAGTGATAATTTCGTCAATTAAGCCATATTCTAGTGCTTCTTCAGCACTCATGAACTTATCACGTTCCATATCCGAAAGTAGCTGTTCGTAAGTCTTACCCTTACTATTGTGCTTAACATAGATTTCAGTTAAGCTCTTTTTCATTTTTAGAATTTCTTCAACTTGTATCTGCATGTCTGTAGCTTGCCCACGAGCACCGCCTGAGGGCTGATGGATCATATGACGTGCATTGGGCAGCATCTTACGTTTGCCAGGTGCGCCACTAGTAGCAAGTAAGCTACCCATACTACAAGCTTGACCCATAACAATCGTTGAAACCTCAGGCCGAATAAACTGCATAGTGTCATAGATAGCCATGCCAGCAGTAACGACTCCGCCAGGACTATTAATAAAGAAATTAATATCGTCATTGCTTTGACTTTCTAAAAATAACAATTGTGCTACAATTATACTGGCACTATGTTCGTTAACGTCGGTATCTAAAATCACAATACGATCTTTTAATAGACGGCTGTAAATGTCGTAGGCACGTTCACCACGTGCTTCTTGTTCCACGACCATTGGTATTAGATTAGGCATTTTCGTCCTTCATAAAATCGTAAGTTTTTTCGAATATATCTTTATCACAAATATAAAGTTCACCATCGATGCCACGCATTAAGTAATCACCTGCCTTACCTTGTTTGTAATTACCTTCTAGTGTGTTAACTCTAAATTCATCGTCAATTTGTTTAGCATGAACAATAATAGCACGTTTCATACATGAACTCATTCCTGCTACCTTTTCATATGTGTCAAATGTTTTCATTTTTTCCTTTACTTAATAATAGGCGCACAACTTACTTGTCCGTGAAGTCGTCGGCCTCTAGCTCTGATTTGATTAACTGCCTCTTGCGGATTAGAGTTAAACCAATTTATAACATCTTGTTCGGCAATTCCTTGTTCCACAGTCATTGTAAAAATTTCATAATTACGTTGACTATTAATTCTAGCTCTCATTAATAACGCATTGAGATTAAATGGACGCTCTAATGGTTGGCCCTTCAGAGCGGCCATCATATTGCGTTTTTCTACAACAGTCACATCTTGACAAAACTCAAGTCCATACATGTCCCACATAAAAAGAAATATGTGAGGAATACTTTCTTTATTTTCCAACTTGCTGTCTAAGTTCGGCATTTTCTGTTTCAAGTCTGCGTATTTCACTAATCAAATCTAGTAAAAGTTTTTTTAAGTTTTCAGCAGTTATTTCTGCTGCTTGTTCGATAGAGGTAGTTTCCATTTATTTTCCTATTTCTTTTGTAAGTATACCTAATTGTTTATAGCCGTTGTATGTAGGATGAATTTTATCCTGTGACAATTCTGGAATAATAACAAATGTATCGCCATAATACCTGGCAATTTTTTTAACTAATTCTTGTTTTTCAGGTTTGATAGCCGGAACAATCCAGAAGATGTGATCAGAGTTTACAAACGATCTCAACGCTACTAGTTCAATCTCTGTGTTAAGATTTTTATAATCATTACTGCCTAAACTGATAATAGTAGTTTTTGCCGGAACAATTTTTTTGACAAATCGATCATTCCAATCTCTACTATTAATACCACTTTGGACATAAGCAACACATTCTTTTCTTATGTCGCTTATGCCCTTAGCAATACTATCACCTAGAATTAAACAGTCTAGCATTTTATGCCTTGAAGTATTTTATCAATGCTTCGAGCTTATCTTCGTACTCAGCGATTTGAGCAATTTCTGCCTCCACTGCTGTCATCCAATCCGTATGATCATGAATGGCCATAGGATTGGCCATCATGATTTCTACATTCATTTTATGTTTAGCAATGTTGCTGGTAAAATATGATTCTAGTGTTTCTACTAGTTGTTGTTTCATTTTCAAATCTCCACGTATTTTAATTTAAAATTATCTGCTCTTTCTTCATATCCGTCATATCCACGAGGATTACAAACAATACGAGTAGTACCAATCATGTAATCAAAGTCTTCATGTGTATGACCATGAGTCCATAACTTAATCTGCCTACGATCCAAAATAAAGTTATCCAAGTTAGTACTATAAGCACCATTCATTAGAACTTCACTTTTATATCTAGGATGCGTACTAGCCTTACTAGGAGCATGATGTCCGCATACTACAGTAGTCAGATCAGGATGTAAAGCAAGAACTTCGTCTAATTTCTTCAAAAACTCTTTATGATCCACTACGCTGTCTTGAGGACTGAACGTAGCAGGCCTTTCTTTAAACTTGACCCCATCTGGATTATTCTCGTCCAGACTAGGTACACGATATGAAACTGTCCTATTAGAGTTTTGTACTCCACACCATTAATGATACGCCACTCTTTGTCTAAGAAATGAACATTACTCATTTCACCAACTACAGTACGAATTACACTAGCAGATTCCGCATAGTCACCGTGATAGTGTTCATGGTTACCCATGATTAAAATAACCTGTGGAAATCTTTCACTACAACGTTTTAAGAAGTTGTAATAACGCTCTCCACGAGCTAACATACTTGGAGTAGCTGCCATAATCTGCTCGTCCACGTAACTGAAGTTTTTAACATCTTCAGCCACAAGGATATCCCCACCGAGGATCAGCACATCGGCATTTTCGTCATTGTGTAGGTCTAAATCTCCAAACTCGAGATGGACATCACTAGTTACTGCTATTTTCATTTTTTTACCTTTACATAATTTAATCTGGTTTCTGCTTTTTTAGTAAGCCAATTTTGATTGTTGTCTTTTACTTTGGCAGACACAATCTCTACTTTATTCTGTCTAATTGGAAATTTGCTAAACCAGCTGGCCAGCTTATTGTCAACAATGGCAAGAATATTGTAAGCATCATAATTCTTCGAACGTTCGCAATCTACAATAGTAGCTTCCAAATTCATTAACTTAGATTCTTTACTGCCTAAGTAGTTATTATCACACTCTCTAATAATTTTAGTAATATCGTTACGTTTACGATCCTTTTCGTAAACATGGGGTAAACAGGCAATGAAGCCTAGTTTATTTTCATTCATTGTTTCTTTATTAAGCAAACTCAAAATCTCTTGTAAGAATTGATTTTCAGGTTGAGCCAACACGCTAAACATAAGACGACGATAATACGTTCTGATATCTTCTGTTAACAATCGATCGGAGTCATTAGCTTCAATTACAGGAGGCAAGTACTGTGGATCAGCAGTTATTCGCCGTTCTTGATCCAAAGTCCAAATCATCAGTGTTTTGTTGCTATGTTTATAACCCATAGCTTTCCCATCATCAGTGTATAATATTTCGCTTTCTTTTTGATAGCATTGATTGTAACGCTGAGCAGCACAAGCCAATTCTAATGCTCTTTGTACAGGAAAGTCCATGATTGCTCCAAATTGGTTGATAATTTACATAGTATACTATCAATCAATTTAAATGTCAACTACAATCTGAAGGTGATTCTGCCTTTGGTTAAATCGTATGGGCTGACTTCTATTCGAACATTGTCGCCTAGAATTACTTTAATTTTATGCTGTTTGAGCCTGCCGCCCATGTAGCAGATTAGTTCGTGGCTGGTATCGTCTACTTTTACTTTAAAAGTACTGTTGGGCAGTACATCAATTACCTTTGCGGTAAATTCGATTAGTTCGGTATTTTTAGCCATTCTTAACGATTACAATGGTACCGTCTTCAATGGTAACAGTTAACACATCGCCTTCCTTCCAACCATTGTGATCTAAAATTTCTTGTGGTATTTTCATAAGTATGTTGTCTGGGTCTCCGTCTATTTCTTCAAAAATGTCTTCTACGTTATAGATTAATTTTGTCATGATGTTTCTCTATTAAGGGTAAAAATATAACACAAGGATCGAATTCTGTCAACCTGCCACTTATACCTTTTCCAAAATCATATGAAGAAGGTTTCGCGTGATGATTGTTGTGCCAGCCGTTGCCCCATGTTAGAAAACCTAAAACAGGTATGTTAGTTGATTGGTTAGTTAATTCGAAATTTTTGTAACCTAAACCACTGTGTCCAAATGCGTTTATCAATCCTTCAGAATGTATACCTACGAACGCAGGTAAAATAAACATCCACAATAATAAATCGACACTTATTAGTCCTGCGATTAACCACGTTACCCAAATTATAGTTTCATAGTGCTTGTATGTTTTTTCAATTAATGGTTCTCTTAATAAAGGTTTACTATATTTGTAATTTACTTGAGTAGGGTCGTGTGCTAGTATCCATCCTATAAAAGCATGCCATCTTCCATAGTTAACAGGAGAATGCTCATCGTCAACAGTATCAGTAT